ATCATGCTTGTGACCGCCTGCTAATGCAAATGCATCACGCACAGCATTAAACTCTGTGTTGAGCGGTGTAGCTCTAACAACAGCGGTTGGTACAATATCAGCAGAAGATTGTCTTACGTATCCAGCCATGTTTTAATTTACCTTCTATCATTCACAGAGTAGTTTAATACAATACCTTGTACCGTATGACTAGCACTTGTATCATTTGTAACAAATCTAAAGGCTATTGAGAAGCCAGAACCTGAGATGTTAACTTTTGTAACAGGAGATGGATTACCATCGTAAATAGCAGCAGCGTCAAACACCGCTTCGTTGTAATATGCAGCAGAACCTTCTGTTGTAATGTTATAGCTTGGTGGGTTAAATACGTTTTGACTATCATCAAAGTCGTAAGAAACTCCCAGCACTAAGTTAGCTGCTCCCTCTGTACGTAAGAAGGAAGAAATGTTGTAGAAGTTCTTCCTAACTGTGGGGTCACCAAAGAAATAATAAGGAGACTGATACACACTAAGTATGTCAGAGCCATTAAAAGAATTACCTTTTTCTAATTTATAAACCCTACCAGTTGAATCACCATGAATGGCTATCTCATCAATACCTACATACCCACTAGCAGCACACGTTGCTGGCAAGTCGTACAGCTGAGAATACTCAAAATTAAAACCCTGTTGTGTTTGTCTTAATCCACCTATCAATCCGAAAGAACCTTCAACAGGAATGAACAATCTAAACTGTGATTTCTTACGAATGACAATGCTAGTTAATGTTTCAGGATCAATGTTTCCAGCAACAATGTCTATAATAATGGCGCTGATTGTAAACTGGATTTGCTTTGAGATTGTTTCTAACTCAACGTCACCAATGTTAGATGTACCAGCAATAGGTCTAAAACCATCTGGTCCTAGAAATATAAGATTACCACCTAGTTCTACCACACTATCGGGAACAATGCAACCTAAATTTGTAGTAACTTCACTTACAACAAAATCAGCAATAGAGTTACCTCTTAAGCTTTTGATTGAGTTCTTACCAAAGATATACAGAACATCTCGGAAAGATTTGATTTGTACAATTTCAAAACCTACGTTAATTACACCAGCGCCTGTTGCAGGATTAAAGTTTGTCTCATCTACAGGAGATGAGAAGTAGAGATTGAATGGCTCAGATGGATCACCAGCTAAGAACAAATGATTCTTAAAGGCAGAAGCATACTTAGGGGAATCTGGTGCGGTGTCAGATGTGATCTGTGTGTAAGTGGTTCCATTGTAAATGGCAGCAGGGTTGATGCCGTCAACTAGTGCAACTCTTTCTTCAAACCAATTATATTTAACAAAGCGCACCTTCTTGATACCGTCTGTATCTATATCGGTTGGTGTTGTCACTGCAACCCACGCAGACGTAGACGCATTCCAGTAATAGAAGTAGTTATCGTCTTCGTTCTTAGCTCTACAAGCTAGAATATTATCGTTGATACCAAAGGCAACTTCAACACCAAGCACCTTACCCAACCCCGGAACAGTGCCATAGTCGTTGGTGTAGCCATTGATCTTTCTGTAACCACCTGTGACAGAAGGTTCATAGTTAATAAGCTGTGTAGCTGAACCGGGTTCGTTAACGCTCTGAGAAAGAACATCCCTGTTGGTGTTCATTCCACCTAAACAATTAACAATAAACCCTTCAATGCGGTCTGCCATCTTATATAACTCTGATATTCAAAGTTGATAAAGAATTTGTCAAGGCTGTTGATACGACACTCAATGGTTCATCCATTAGAAGTCTTCTCATCTTCTTAATACCTTCTTCAAACGTTGCCTTGTGCATGGTTGCACTTTGTTCATTGGAACGATACAACATCATGTACACCATAGCGCCGTCAATGATGACGCTAGAGAATCTATCTGGAATAATACTTACATCATCGAAAGCTACCAAGTCAGATGGAAAACTCCAGTACTTGTATTCGATTTCATATTCCTCATTAGGAATAGGTGTGACACCAAACTTAAACTCTTGAGTTTGAAACACAGCAGATGGAGGTGAGTAGCCACCGACACCAGCATTGTCATCTCTGGCACGATGTGTCATGAGATAGTTGGAGTAGCTGATCGAAGGAAGTCTAAGAGCAGATACGCTATTATTAAAGTTCTTTAAGTAAAAGCTATCCCAGTCTACGCTTGATGCTGTAGAGGGGAGGGCATATGTATTAACACCGACTGTCAGTGTTTGTGTATTAGTAACTAAGGCGAAAGGCCATTCTTGTGCTGAATGCAGTAAGTCTCTAATTGAAGAGTTTATTGCATTCTTTGCCAGTTCTTGCACGTTACGAGTGCTACCAAAGTCTGATGAGTCGATAGTAACTTCACCCATTCGTCTGAGTAATTCATTAGTAAGTGAAAGATATGTTGACATATTTATAAGTAAAGATAGGGAAGAGCAATGAAGCCCCTCCCTAATTTAAAAGGCTATTAAGCCAGTTGATCGCGGTCTACTTCAGCAGCAGCTGTATCGCCTACATCAGATACGTCCATGAGGATTGCCCATACACGAATCTTACCAGAGATTGATACAGTTGAACCAGCTTGAACCAACACGTCAATCGTATCGGCAGCACCGAGAACGACAGGTTGGAAAGCAGCAGCATTCTGAGCGTAAGCAGCAGCGGCAGCACCATCAAAGGTGAAGCCGTCTACGAACACGTCAGCATCTACGCCAGTTACGCCAAGATCCAAAGTAGTACCAGTACCGCCAACAGCGGCTTCTACAACTTGAATACCAGCGTTAACTACCATAGAACCAGCAGGTACACTAATAGTTTCGATTATGTCAGCAGCAGCCAAGGCAGTACCTTTAGCAGTTGCAGCAGCAGCGAAGTCTACTTCTTGTTGTACGAAGTAAGCTTTGCGGCTAGGATTACCCACACCACCAACGGCGCGAGCTAGAGAGGTTACGGTTGCCATTTTAATTTTCCTTTAAATGTTGAAGGGGCCAGATTGCTCCAGCCCCTCGATGCTTAATTAAGCAGCGTTGTACTTTGCAGTAACAATGGCTTCTGGACGCAAGATCTTACGACCGTACAGATGCATACCACGAACGATGTCAGCAAAGCTGTCAGGGTCACGGTAGGCTTCGGTCTTGGTGATCTGCTCGGCAGTTGCAACAGCAGAAGAATGACCAGCAACGATAATGCCGTAGTCAGTGTTCTGGTTAGCAGTACCAGTAGTACCAGCACCTGTACCAACCTGTGGAAGGTTGTTAGACACGTACACTTTGAAGCCGTGCAGGTTGTTAATAGCCAAGCCATTTTGCAAACCTGAACCACCAAAGTCGGCGTTCAACAAGCGGCTGTCTTCGTCTTTCAGGAGTTCCATAAAGACTGGGTCAACCACCATCCAACGACCATTGGTGTCAACAAACTGCTGATCCAACAAACGAGCCATACGAGCAACAACCATCAAAGGTGATGCAACGGCTGTAGGTAGAGCAGTAGCGCCGGGTAAACGAGCAGCCAAAGGAATGGCGTGATTACCAGCAGAAACAGTGGTGATGTTACCGAAAGAACCTTTAGTCAGCTTCATGCTAGACAACAGCTCATCATTACCAGCAGTGGCAACAGCCTTAGTGCCAGCAGCAGAAGTACGAGCGGTGGAAGCAACAGCGCCTTTAGCGGTCTGCTCGAAACCAGTCAAGTAACCCAAGATGTCTTGGTCAAAGTTGTCGCGCAAGCGGTAACCAGCACGGTCAGTTGACAGAGACATGAAGTTTACATGGCTGTGAGCTGATTCAATGTCATCCACTTTGAATGCAAAGTAGTTACCTTGATCAACAACCAGAGTGAAGTCTTGGTCATCCAAGTCCTGAGCAGTGATTTGTGTGCCACGGTTGTAGGCTTTCACTGTAATTTCAGGTTCTTTGATGATCTTAACTGAGTCACCGAAGTTAGCGATTTCACCAAAGTAATCATTATTAGTGATTGCTTCAACGATAGACGATTTACGGAATGCAAGCTGAACTTGCTTGCTGTAGATTACGGGGGAAAAGTTACCGTTAGGTAGGTTGCCGTAACCAGCTGCGGAAGGAAATGCCATGAGATATTCTCCTAAGTATGGACATTAAAATCACACTTGCTACAACAACAGGGCCATGCTTATTAGGTGGATAATCTGGAAGGTTCTAGAGTCTTCTAGATTATCGGCTAATACTCTTAGGGTATTCTGTTAATATGCTTAGTGATATACAAAGCGTTTATTAGACGCAAACAATTTAATAATCTGTCAGGTGTGTCTCCGGAAGACGGCTGATAAAGTATTAGGAGGCACAACTACTGCTATACCCCCTATAGTTATACAATACTTTTATAAGTTTGTCAACTGTTTAACGAGCCGCACCACTCATATCGTATACAAATTTATTAGATTTCATAGCTAGATTGATAACTTCTGCGTTCTTTTCGTATTCATCAGAAGACATCTTATCAACTTGACTCTCATAAATTAAACCCTCAGTTCCTTCACCATTGGGTTGTGTACGCTGACGGCGGTTACCAATTGCTGTTGCTGCCTCTTTATCTGCACCAGCCTTCTTAGTTTTAATACCTTTGTCTGACTTGTACAAATCAATTGCACGAGCAGCAGATTTGGCATCATTATCATTTTCATACAAAGCGTCTTGAATGTACTTAGGCTGATCAGCAACCCAGTCGTGAAACTCATCCTCATCTCTGATATCGTTAAAGTCTGGATGAAGCTCCATCAATTGAGCCTCAGCCTTTTCTTTAGCAGACTTCTTTTCAAGTTCATCTAGCTTTTTGAAACGATCTTCAATACCTGTCGTTTGTTCTTTAGCTTGCTGAATTGCAATTGTCTTTACTAAGGCGTATACGTCAGGGTATTCTCTAGCCCATTTCTGAAGTTCTTCTTCAGTCTTAGGTAGCTTCATTTCCTTCTTGGTTGTTTTACTTAGCTGCTCTTTAACTTCATCTAGCTGCTTTTGCATATCTTCTTGCATCTTCTGAGAATGACGGCGCAAGTCACCATAGCGTTTCTTAAATGTCTTCTCTTCACCACCAATAGCTTCACCATCATCAGGATCTTCTATTTCTTTATTGGGGTTTTTCAACGCTTCAATTTCATCTTCTGTTTGTTTAATTCGATCTTCGGACGCATTGCGCCGACCAAATGATGATGCTGCTGGTGCAGGACTGATTACGGATTCACTCATGATAATACCTTTAAGTATGGGGCTAACAGTAGCCAACAATATGTTGGGAGATTAGGTAGCCAAGATGGTGGGAAATTATTAAGTACCAACCAGCCCACCACTGGTTATGGTATTCTAATTATATATTACTTCT